AGGAATTAAAAATCCAAATATTGTTTTCAATGCTGGTAAAACATAAGTTTGAAGCAAATCAAGAAATTCCTGAAAATTCTCCTTGTTGTTATCAATTGCAGTTTTAACCACATTCCAAGCATCTTTAAATTTGTTAATAATTGGCACACCATACTCAAAAACATATCCAATCAACCGTTCAATAATCGGCAACAATCTTTCACCTATGGCTTCTTTACCTTCATCAAATGCCTGCTTCAAACGATCAATCCTGCCTTGAAATGTTTCAGCATTTTTTGCTGCGGCTCCACCGTATAAATTACTTAATGCAATTTGTGTTTGTGTAAAATCCATTGCTTTTAAATCCGCTGCCGATAAACCAATTCCTAATTTGCCCAATTTTGCATCCTGGCCTTCATAGGCTTTTGCCAGGGCTTCGGTGACGGTTGCCAAATCTTTTCCACTGCCCTTTGAAACATCCAATGCCAAATTTAATAATTTTTGGGATGACCCAACATCCTTGGTGCTAAGTGATAACCGTTGCATTGATGCTCGCAAATCTGTATCACTCACACCAGTTGCTAATTGCATTTTTGAAATATAATCCTCAGTTGCTTTAATTTGCGCATCAGTTGCACCCGTTGCATTTTTTAATGCGCTTGCCAATCTTAATTGAGCGGCTTCATCCTCAATGGCGGATTTAACCCCATCAATTCCAATTTTGATTGCATAAGCGGCTGCGGCTGCGGCTGCCAACGCAAATGCTGCACCAACTTTTTTGCCAATATCTCCCATTTTGTCGCCAAAACTTTGCACATCTTTTTCAGCGGATTTCAAACCATCAGTCAGTTGTTTTGTTTCGGCAAGAATTGATAATTTTAAAGTGCGGGTGCCTGTTGCCATTTCACCACTCCTTTACAATTTTGCTGAATGCGGATTCCCATTGATCAATAATATATGGCTGCTCTTTTCTTAAGGTTGGATAAATAAACCAGCCCCTTGATCCTTTACCAAATTTTCCCGACCAACTGGGGAATTGTTTAAATTTATTTGATCCAAATTCATATCCAGGCCATAATTGCTGGGTTGTGCCACCACCGCTGAATTTTTGCCTTGCAAATCCAACATTTAATTCACCAATTTTGGATGATTTGCTGACAACTGAACCCTCAGCAATGCGATCATCCGCCCGATTATTTGTGAAACTAGATGCATCAATAATTTTGCCCCGCAGATATGAAACTAATGCACCTGATTGTTTTTTGGCCTGGGTGACCGCTTCATCACTCATTGCCTTTGTGGCTTTAATAATTCCACGCAATTGCGCCTTATCATAAGTGATTGAATCATTTGCCATTTTGTTCCTCCAAAATTTCAACTGCGGTCAAAATCTGTTCTGCGGTTTCCCATTCCCTCATTGGAATTGATGTGGCAATTGCCAATTCAACCAATAAACGATTTATGCTTCCCCGCTGAAAACTTTTGGGTCATCAACACCAACCACCACATCCGCCACACTTTCGCACCAGGCTTCAAATGGTTTGACTGGTTTTGCACTGGTGCGTTTCATTGCGTGATAAGCCAAAAACATCAAATCAGAGATGCCCATTTTATCCTTGGCTTGACTGATGATGTTGCCGCTTTCCTTTTCCCATTTTGCCCACTCAGGTGGCTGGGCAATGTAGGTGATTGATTCCCCATTTCCATATTCAATTGTAATTGGTAGTTTCATTCTGCTGCTCCCGATTCTGTTTTATAGTGTTGGTGTTGTCACGCAGGTAAATGCTAATGAAACCGTTTGTGCATCAGGTGCGGTGCCGCCTGCTGATGGGAAAATTGGTTGCACATCAAAATTGAAAACTGACCCACTTGCTGCGGTAAATACAACTGCCAATGGTGTATTCGGTGCAGAATCTGCGGCAGTCCATAGGGCGTTGCATAATGATCCGCCTGCTGGCCAATCGGCTAACATCTCCACGGCAAATGAGCCTTGCGAATCGGTCGTAAAATATGCTTTTCCATCAAGTGTTTGATAAGTGTTGATTGTTGATGCAATTGTCAAAACTGCGGATGTTGCTTGGGCATCATAAGTATCACCAGCAATGGTGAAGGTTATGTCACGCCCCGTGATGATTGTTGTTGGCATTTTTTCTCCTTTTATATGTCTTGGTTGTAATAAGTGCTGACGGCCAGGTCAGCAATTAAAAGTGATGATGTGCCAATGTTTGTGATGGTTGGCCGCTGCACATCTCCGACCACATAACCATCAGGCATGATGCCAATGATTTCAATTACTAATTTTTCCAAATTATCTAACGCCCCTGGGTTTGAATTATATGCCACGGCTGCGGTTATGGTGAAATTGATTTTGACACTGACACTTGATTTGCTGATCAATGTTGATTCCAAATAAGGTGAATCAGGAACAATTACGCAAGCGGGCGGGATAATTGCTTCAGGCACAAATGAATAAACCGTTGCACCAATTGTGTTTAATGCAGTTGCCAAATCTCCCCGAACCTCAGCAATTGATGCACTCATTGGCAAATTGTTTCAGTGTCAATGTAAGGTGCCAACAAACCAAATTGACGGTTGATCATGCTTCGGCCTGTCCTGTAAATAGTCTGGGCAAAATCTACGCCTTCAATTTGTGATCCTGGTGCAATTATTGCCTGGAATATATCGGTGGATAATCCCAGCAAGGCATTTTTGATTGCATCAGTATTTGCATAAAGATCAGCCGCACTCGACCCATCAAGCACGGCAATCCCAGCGGGGATAACTGGAATGGTGCTGAGTGTGTCGGCCGCTACTAAGCCTGCACTGAACATGTATGTGTTGGATGTTCGGGCATCCACTGTATATGTTCCATCAGCATCACCACAACCAGTCACAATGACTGATTGACCCTGCACAAAAAAATTTGATCTAATTGTGTAAAAATAAACAACATCATCAACAATTCTGTAAGAATCAACCGCTGATTGATATGCAGTCAGCAATGGCAAGCAAATTTGCTCACTGGATGCAATTATTTGATCCAAATATGCATCAGAATACATGGAAACACTAACGCCCAACACGGCACGCAAATCATCTGCATCAATGATGGGCATTAGCGAATCCTTTCATTCGACTGGGTTATGTTCGGGAGCGACCACAACCCATGATTTATTTATTGATCAGGTCTGATTCCAGCATGCGCCAAATGGAATTTTTGGTGCAATTGCTGCATAACCGTAATAAAGCAAATCAACTGTGCCATCACTTTGAATTGCTGTGCGCAATGTAAAGCGTGGGGATTCATACCATGTCCAAGCCTGTGGATTAATTGTCACCATCGAAAAATCTCCAGTGGATGTTGAGCCACCTGCATTGCCAATTGATCGGCTTACATATAGATCAAGTCCTGGAGATACACGGCCACGCAATGATCCAGCGGTTGCAAGTCCAGCCTGATTGGATGGATTTGCTGCATTGTAAAGTGGTGTTCCATTGTCGTTGTAACCCATGATATTTGCCCATTGTCCTGGAGAAACAACCAAGTTTTGTGCAAAACCTAATGATGAACCATAAACTGCGGCTGCGGCCTGTGATGTATATGCCAAAAATCCTGTTGCACTGTTGGCATTCACACCAGTTTGTTGCCCAGCGGCTTGAATTGTGCCAACTGCAAATTCATCAGTTACTTTTGCATAAGCAAATTCGAGATTTGCAAGTAAAGCGGCCACATATTCAGGCCGACTTCTATCAATCAACTCAACGGTTGTGATTGCACGACCCTTAAATGATTGCACTGGCACTGATAAAAATGTGGCTGACAATGATGATTCAGTCACGGCTGCATTTTCTGCAACATTTGCAACTGTTGGCACTGCGGTGACCTTTGGCAATTCAAATGTCATTCCCTCACCAATTAAAGCCTCACGGCTTAGTGCATCAATCATTCCACGGTCACCATTTGCAAGTGCATTAATAACTTGGAGTGATTGTGGTGTTGGCACCATTCCAGGTGCAGTTGATGTGGTGTTATCGGCTGCACGCACATAAATGCGGGAATCCTCATCACCCAAAACATTTGCTTTCAAAAAATGTTCTAAATAAGTCACTTTGTTAATAATTGGTGACCTTGGTGTTGTATAAGCCACGGGTGCTGATGTGGCTTGAACTGTTGGTGCAACATCAACTGATTCAGTTGGTGTTATCTGTTCAGGCGTATTGTCTGACACTGTTTTTTCTCCTTCGGTTTTGGTTTGATCTGTTTCGGATTTTTCCGCATCAGAATTTTCCTCAGTTGCTGCAACATCACTAACCCTGGCAGATTTAACCGCTGGTTCAGTTACCAATGCAACACCTGTTAATTCTCCTGATGTCACCTTCATGGTGCCATCTTTTTGCATTTCATAATCATTCACGGCCAATTCAATTGAAAATCCATCCCTAAGCCCTGAAATTGCTTCCTCTAGTGCATCAGTGCCAGCGGTAGTTTTTGCGATTTTAAATGTTGCATCAATTGATTTTCCTGATTCATTTAAACTCATGCTCAAAGTTTTCCCAATTCTGCGGGTTCGGTCATGTTCAAGATTTAAAAAAACATCCTTTGGAGCAATGCTGCCTTTGGCAAAAACAACTTTTCCAGTTGATGCATTTGCAGTTTCTCCGAATGCAACAATTCGGCCAGTAATTGTCCTGGATTCTGAATCGGCTGCGGTGATTTGCATTGGTGTGTTTATTTTCATAGTGCCATATCCTCTTTCCTTGCGATTTCATCAGCGGTCATTACGCCAATGCGGTTAAGTATTTCATAA